GGCAAGGCCTTAGGCCATTACGCCGAGCGTACCTACCACACAGAAACCCAGAATATCAACCACGGCGGAGAGATAACCATCACATTCGTGGACGCCTGATCATGGACGTGAACGCCTCCTTCCCTGGAAAGCTTAGGCCCCTATTCAAGCCTGCCCGGTACAAGGTTCTGTACGGTGGGCGCGGGGGCGCCAAATCATGGGGCGTAGCCAGGGCACTGCTCATACAGGGCAAGGCCAAGCGGCTGCGCGTCCTGTGCACCAGGGAAGTGCAGAAGTCTCTCAAGGACTCCGTGCACCAGCTCCTGACCGACCAGATCGAAGCCATGGGCATGGGCGACTTTTACCAGGTCCTGGAGACCGAGATCCGTGGAGCCAACGGCACCACGTTCCTGTTCAATGGCCTGAGCAAGCAGACCAAGGACACGCTCAAGAGCTACGAGGGCGTCGATATCGTCTGGTGCGAAGAGGCGCACAGCATCACGAAGCCCAGCTGGGACCTGCTGATCCCCACCATCCGTAAGGAGGGCAGCGAGATATGGTTGACCTTCAACCCTGACCTCGAGACCGATGAGACCTACCGCCGCTTCGTAACCAATCCGCCACCCAACTCAGTCTTGATCACCATGTCATACCGTGACAACCCATGGTTCCCGCAGGTCCTCGAGGACGAGCGGCTGCACTGCAAGGCTACTGAGAGCGAAGAGGACTACAACAACATCTGGGAGGGCTTCCCGCGGTCGGCAGCCAAGGGCGCCATCTACTCCACCGAGTATGCCAAGGCAGTGCAGGGTGGCCGGGTATCGTTCCTGCCCTATGACCCACGGCTCAAGGTCCATACCGTCTGGGACATGGGCTTTGGCGACAACATGGCTATGATCATGACCCAGGTCCTGCGCTCTGAGATCAGGATATTCGACTACATCCAGGTCCGCTTCAAGAAGACCGATGAGTGCGTGGCCATGCTGCAGCAGCGCCACTACAACTGGGGCTATGACTTCCTGCCCCATGACGGTGAGCACGTGGAGCGTAAGACAGGCATGTCGGATAAGGACATCCTGACCAAGATGAACCGCAAGGTGCGGATCACACCCAACATTCCACGAGAGGACGGCATCAGGGCAGCCAGGAACATCATGGCCCGGTGCTGCTTCGATAACCGTAACATCATAGACGAGCCCACCCACAAGGAGGGCGTCTACCATTTGATCGAGTGCATCAAGCGATACCGCAGGGCAGAGACCAAGCACGGTGGCGACGGGCTCCCGGTCCACGATGAGTTCAGCGACGGCGCCGATGCCTTTCGCTACCTGTCCCTGGTAGCAAACCTGATGACCAACGAAGACGACAACGCAGCACCTATCCTGCCTATGGGCAAGTTCGTGCCATTCTCAACAGAAATGGGGTATTGACAAATGGTCACAAGTAGTGTAACCGAATCACTTATCGCGGTAGACGCTGAGCCTGGTATTGTGTCCAGGCCGGAGGTGCTCGAGGAGATCGCCAAGGTGGCAGACGAAACAGTCAAGTACATGTCTGACTACGTCCAGACCCAGCTGGAGCAGCGCTTCCCTAATGGTCTGTCGCAGGAGATCGCTGAGATACTGGGCGATATCATCATTGATTCATTCCATGACGGGGCCCGGTGGGCCGAGAAGCAGCGCGTCGAAGAGTCGCGCATCATACTGACGTAAAGGAGCCCTGCCATGCATTCAGCCCAATCGATCGAGCATCTTGGCGTACCAATGTCGAGCCAGAAGATTGTACCAGGCGCAACAGCCACAGGCATTGCGCCCAACGTGCTCACATACCAACGCTTCACAGTAGCGTTTACCCTCGGCGGCACTGTGGTTCTGAACCCCGGGGATACTATAGTCGGCCTGGTATCTGGTGCCACTGCAGATATCGTGTCGATCAATATCACCTCTGGCGCCTTCGGCACCAGCGATGCAGCAGGCACCATGGTGCTTGACAACTACATCGGCACATTCAACTCAGATGAGGTTGTGTCCACCAGGGGCGGAGCCAACGACGCAACCGCAACAACCCTCACCCTCGTGCCAGTGGTCGATACCAGCGACTTCTTCTACAAGGGCGCTGCAGCATCGGCCGCCATCGTGCAGGCACTTACCCAAACCGCCCTGTTCAACATCGACGGCACCAACCCTGACCAATCGGTAAAGAAGGGCTTTCAGCTCAGCGCCGGGTCCAGCTACACCCTGACCTCGCCCGAGGCAGTGCGGCAGTTCCGCGTCCTGGACGCTACCAACGGCTCGGCAACCACGGTCAATGTCATCTGCTTCTTCTAACCAGCACCACCAGCTAAGGAGGCAGATATGCAGGATGTGATGTTGAAGGCAGATCCCTGGTTCATAAACCTCATTGCATTGGGAGGGGCAGTGTATTTCCTGTACTCTGCCCGCCAAATCCTCACCGACCTTAAGGACGAGATCAGGGACCTCAAGGACACCATCCGCTCAATATTCGAGAAGCATGATGATCATGAGCGCAGGATCAGTCACCTCGAGGGTATGCTCAAGGGCCGGCGTGCCGGTGAAGCGGCAGTGGATGCTACACCGGGGGCATAGATGGCCACCACCAATAATGTCAACAAGCTCTACGTCGTATGGGATTCCACTCAACAGAAGTGGGTGACCACTACAGTTAAACCCAGCCCAACCGTATGGAGCGACGCCAACCAGCGATGGGAACCAGGCTCGCTCACCTCGCCGTACTCCCAAATATCCAATGACCTGCAAACTGCGTTTACACACCAAACCGGCAGCTACCCCACCTACACACTGACGTATGCTACAAGAGAGGTACTGGCCGGGGCCGGTTTTATATCGTTGGCAGCGTACCCAACGACCTCAGCACCAACGGCCACCTCTATTAATGGGCTTATCGCGGATCTGGTTGTGCTTAATGACGATCCCTCATGGTGTGAGGTAGCCGGCGTTAGATCGGAGCCGCTCTGTCTTAACCGCGGTACTAACTCATCGGCGGATGTGCACGCGTTTGTGGGCAATGTCATTGCTGCTGACCCGCAGGCACATGTTGGGGGCACGTCAAATTATTACGGTGTGCGCTACCGGGTGTACGCTACCAGCGGTCTGCCGGCTCTTACAAACGTGAACCGTGTGTGCGGAATGCGCAACTCTGTGGAGCAGCAGGTGTCGTATGCCTACGAGGCATCAGGCTGGTACAGTCAGGTTCACTCAGGGACGGACGGCATGCAGCCCAGTGTAACAACCGACGCGATGTATAGTGCCAGGCTATACATGGGTGTGGGTGTGGATAACCCATACACCGTTGGCGCGGTGGCAGTGGTGAACACGCTTACGTTCGTACACTGCGAGCCGGCCGTACGTGCGAATACCACGGTAACAGACATGTACGGCATACGGGTGTTGCCCGGGTATTTCTCTGGGCAGATAACCAATATGTACGGTGTCTGCCTACAAGAGCCGTTTGTATCCGGCGGAACAATCACAAACTATTACCCTATATGGCAGGAATCCGCTACCGGAACCAACATCCTGCGGGCAACAACCAGGATAGGCGGTGCCACTGATTACGCCGAGTTCGAGATCGACGGTACGCTCGTGTTCTACAATGCCGCTACGTATTGGCATGACCTCGAGGGCGGTGGCGCGCAGCTCAAGACCCAGGGCACTGGCGTGTCATTCAACGGCACAGACAACACGCTTGACTTCACCACCAGCGCGAACCTGTCAGACTACGGCTTCAATAACTACCAGATCAACCATGAGTGGAAGGCCGGGTCAACAATCTACCCGCACATACACTGGAAGCAGAAGCAGAACAACACCCCGAACTGGTTGATCAAGTATCGCTGGCAACGCAACGGGCAGGCAGAGACCACCGCCTGGTCGAACTACAAGTGCAACACCAACGCCTTCACCTATGTATCAGGGACGCTGATGCAGATCAGTTATGGAGCCGGCATTACACCACCGGCAAACTACGGTATCTCGGATATTCTTGAGATCCAGATCTTCCGCGATAACACGAACGCCAGCGGGGTGTTCAGCGGTACCAACAATTACACCGTGACTGCTGGTGCGTCCTCAGTTGACATTCACCTCGAGTGTGATACCCTCGGGTCTCGTACCCAGTTCACTAAGTAGGAGCCTTAGCCCATGTCAGGTCATGCCGCCACCCCAGTCCCAGGGCAGATAAGCGATACCCACAACTACGTGTGGAATACCAACACGCTGAGCTGGGATGCCATGGTGCAGCCAGGTGGGACCGGTGGTGGCGCTGGTTATGAAACCGTGTGGCTCAAGAACGTGGGCGGCACCCGGGTCAACCCGGCAACCAATGAAGCGGTGCAGGCCCTGGCTGGCTTTGCCCCTGCCGGCGGGTACGATGAGGTCGTGCTCGGGTACACTGGCTCTAATCTCACCACTGTTACCTACAAGCTGGCCACCGCGGTGGTTGGCACGCTTACGCTGGCATACTCAGGCTCAACCCTGACCGGCGTTGTGAGGACCTGACGTGCGGCTGGTATTCAACCCCATAGCAGGGACCCTGGACTACGTGGTTGATTCTGCCGTGGAGATCACGACTGCCACGTTCACTGGCTCACTTGCCGGGGCCGGTACGGTACAGGCGGCATTGGATATTATCGACGCGGCGTCACCAGGCGGTGGGTTATCGGTTGACCAGGTAATTACCCTGATTGATGACAATGCAGCCCCCACGATTCATAGGCACATGCCACAGGAAGCAGGGGCATTACCTGCGGATACTGCGTTTAATCAAGGTGACTTTGTTGGTGGATTTCAGCTAGCAGTATTCCCATCAGTTGTTTGTACCCCACCTGCATATGGATATGAGCAGCCAGCTATCTACTATACAAATGCAGGATTAAGAAAAGCTGTACTTATTAAAACTACAGAAACAGAACTACAAGTAGCAGCAGATACAGTGGCATATCCACCACCAGATACTGAGGAATACCTTAGTGTTTATGTAGTTCATGAGTATAATTACTCACTTGCTGCAGTTGAAGCAACTGTTTATACCGGTACTCCCCCCAACCTAGCTGCCAATACCGTGCTGTGTTACACACTCGGGGTGTTTCTGTGTTTGGCTAATGCTAATGACTGGGTGCTCCAGGATACCCACTTCTATTGGAGAGCGAATAGGGCCGCTTTTGATTTTTATGTAGATGAGACACAGGCAGCTGTATCGGTATTAAACACTACTAACGATGTTGGCGGGCGTGTATTTGCAAATAAAACAGCCACCAGTTTTGGGACGTATGATGACGACGATATAGGGACGCTTACTATATACGAGGCTCTGGGTGTTAAGTCGTTCTCCGCTGGTTATCGTACAAGGCCGTGGGGTTCAAAATCAATTACTATTGGTAACAGTGCTAGAACAGGCTTTGCTACAATTAATGGCGCAAAGGATGATAACTACGACGGCAATCAGGTTGCAGTAGGAAACAGTGCTGCTGCCTTCCAACCCTCTTGTGTAGCCATAGGGGAGGGCGCTGTTGCTGGAGATAGCACCACTAATACAGATGATTCACTGCAGAGGTTCAGCACAGCAATCGGGCCATTTTCCTCAGCTGTTAAGGGGTCACTGGCAATAGGGTATGCTGCTCAAGTAACAGCGGAGACTGCTATTGCGGTAGGTGCTGAAGCAATAGCGTCAGGATACCAGTCTGCTGCTTTTGGTAGACAGAGTATAGCTACTAAAGAGAGAAGCAGTGCTCTGGGTACAAGTAGTCATGCTCTGGCCCCATACGCTATAGTAGTTTCTAACTCGGGTGTAAATATAAATCAAGCTTTTGCTTCTGTAGTAGGTAATTTTGTTTCATATACAGTAGGAGATAATCGACCTACAAAACTTTTAGATTTTACTACTAATACTGCTATAACAGGTAATAATAAATGGGAGTGGTTTTACAACAACTATGGCCCCTCTAACGGGTGGCAGTGTGACAATCCAGTACCTAACCCTGCATTATCTTCATTTGAAATACTAACTACATATGATGGTTATGACTGGGGTGTAATGACTGAACATATCAAATTGGGTGATATTATTTATACTCAGTCTGGTGCAAAATATACTGTAGTTGGTAATTATGGTTTTGATTTACATATATATGGTACTGCGGGATGGGTAGTAGATAGACCACCATTAGCAAATGACCCCATAATAAAAATCATTCCTAGAAATTTATTGGAAATATCAAGATCAAATTATAACTATGACCCTGCTGGATATTGGGCGCAAAGTGAGGGACATACTACAGATGACTTACTTGCATTCTATATTGACTATGAGGGAAAGATAGATTTATCAAAGCATAGCAAAGGTATATCAGGAGATATGCTTGCAGTATTTGCTACAGTAACACATACGCATGACTACAGTGAAATAGAGAACGCACCTACTATTACTCCCGGGGGCAGTGTTGCCTGGGCTGATATCACTGGCAAGCCCTCCACCTTCCCCCCGACCATAGGCACCAGTGCCACCACTGCTATGGCAGGTAACACCACGGCCAAGAACCTCGGGCTCAAGCGCGAGGAGTACAGCAACTCCATAATAATACCGCTGTACCAGTACCCTGTTGACGTATACACGAACACTGCCATCAACGGCCTGATTGCTATTGCCAGGAAATACAACTGGGTCAAGACAATAGCCATCATCAACCCGAGCAGCGGGCCCGGCGGATCTGAGGACGGTAACTACACGGCGCTCCTTAAGCGACTGCAGGGCGCTGGCATCACGGTAGTTGGGTATGTCGCCACCAATTACACCTCCACTGCCATAGCTACTGTGAAGGCTGCCGTGGATACCTGGCTGTCGCTCTACCCAAGGATCGACGGCATCTTCATCGATGAGATGACAAACTCAGACGTCGGTGGTAATGTTGCTTACTATACGGAGCTCACGGCATACATCCACAGCAAGAGCCTGTACCTGTCCATAGGCAACCCCGGGTCCGGATGCGCTGAGGAATACTTCAGTAACGAGACTGCCGATATCATAGCCATATACGAAAGCGCCACTGTCCCGACTGAGTCTGAGTTAAAGGGCGACTATGGCGGAGGGTACTCGGACTACGACTATACGAAACGGGCGTGTCTGGTGTATAATCAGGCTACACTTGACGAGGCGCTGGTAGCAATGGTCCGTAAGTACTGCGGATCACTGTTCATCACTGACCAGAACACAAACCCTTGGGCGGCATTGCCACCATACCTGGAGCAATTGTATGTTGCCGTGGGTAAGTATGGCGAAGTATCGCTGGGCTTGACTACTATGCTCAGCTCAAGCGTATATCTCTAGGAGGCTGCAATGGGTAACACGGCACCTATCTTTTCACGACGGGGTAACATACAGGGCATCACTGGCTTTGGGGCTGCTGCTATAGGCAGCGATTACTCGGGCCAGCATGTCAACAATGCGCAGGTATTTGTTGCTGACGCTGCATCAGGTAGTTTTGTTCAGAGCCTGCGAGTGAAGTTTCAAGGCGCTACTAATACCCAGGTATCTGTGATGCGCATATTCGTTGCCCGCAATAGGGCCAACCTAGTTTCGACACTTGGTACCCCGGCAGCGCCTACAATATCTGGCACATCAGGCGGATCGTTGCCGCTCCTATCAGGGCCTTATTTTGCTAAGGTCATTGCTGATGATGCCTGGGGCGCTCACTCCGCAGTATCCAACGAGTCCACAACCTTCACGCTGACCGGTAGTGACACTGCACTATCAGTCGCATTTACCCCACTGACTGGTGCGGCCGGGCATGACATCTTTCTAGGTAATGTAACCAATGGACAGATGATGAAGTTTGAAGCTGGTATCACAAGTCCGTTTGTTATCACAAGCTTGAATGGTGAGTGGGACACTGTCTCCGGCTACCTTGGCAATGCGCAGTTCATAGGCGAGCTGGCGATACCAGTATGGACAGCGTCGAATACTAGCGTACTTCCCGAGCTGATCTATCCATTGAACGTAGCCCTGCCGCCAGGCCACAGGATTCTGGTAGGCCTTGGTACGGCGCTTACATCCAACGCCCTGTTGGCTGTAACGGCGATAGCTGGAGACTACTGATGTTTGATCTTGGGCACCTGGGAATAGAAAGACTGGACAGGTTCTGCGTCTATCAACGGGCCGCCGCTGGCAGCGGTTTAACCACAGACGTATGGGTAAAACCCAAAGGCATCACCATGGTCAACATTCTTTGTGTTGGAGCCGGTGGTGGTGGTGGAGCTGGGTTAGGTGCAGTGGCCGCTACTGCTAGAGGTGGCGGCTCTGGCGGTGGCGGTGGTGCTATAACGCGTGTGCTTGTGCCGGCGTTTAATCTTCCCGATCAGCTGTTTATATCGCCAGGTCTTGGTGGCGCTGGCGGAACTACAGCTGGAGGTACTGCAGGTAACTCAAGTTTTGTAACTACGGTTATCAACGACACCTCAACTGTGGTAGCCAGGTTGGCTATCTCAGCCGGTGGTAGTGGTGGCGCAGTAGGGGTAGCTGGAGCTGCTACCGGTGGCTCAGGTGGCGGTGCTTCAACATCTGCCAGTATGGGACCATACTGTGCACTTGGTATGCCTACATATCACGGTGGAGCTACTGGAACAGCCGGAGGCAGTGGTGGAGGATTTGCTGCTGCAACAGGAACAGTAGGAGTTGCTGGGTTTATCTACTCAGGCCCCGGGGGTGGAGGAGGTGGCGCCTCTGCATCTAACACCGGTTATGCTGGAGGTATGTTACAGTTTGCTACGGGTATTGTTGGCCCGCTTGTTATGGGTGGAGCAACTGTTGTTAACGGACCAGCTGGCGATGGTCAGAATGGTTTTTGGTTGAATCCAGAGAAGTTTCTCCTGCCTACCGGCGGCGGAGGTGGCGGCGCTTGCAGTGGTACTGGTAAAGGCGGCACAGGTGGTAACGGTGCAGCAGGTTCCGGAGGCGGCGGCGGAGGAGCTGGAACAGGCGGCACTGGCACAACGTACCAAGGTCAGGGCGGTAAAGGCGGAGATGGGCTTGTTATAATTCACTGCTGGTAAAGGAGTCAGAGATGAGCAACTATAGATACGAAAAACTACTTATAACATCTATTAGTGGCGGTGGTTATGCTACACTCACAAATGGAACAACTGATACTCGGTTCTATGTCAACCAGATAGATGTACATGAGAATGATGGTAGTGCTTCACCTGGTACTATATTACTAATGACATACTCTACAGATGGGTTTGTAGCAGACTTTCAGTACATTCGTAGAGAAGCAGTTAATTTACTTGCAGACGCAACACATACTATGTTTAAGCAAGCGGGTGGTGGACTTGTGCTTAATCCCGGTGACGCAGTAAGAGTCAACGACACAAGTGCTACGGCATTTATAACTGTTGTTATGTCTGGTGCAAAGGAGACAGTATAATGGCTGGCATTGTCTACAAAGAAGAAACACTGTCTGTTACACGGGAAATAAAACCGGGAGTCCTGCTTGTAGACTTCAAGGCTAACGGCGTAATCAACTTCATCTACGGGGAACTGTCAGCCGAACTGTACCCTAACGGGCAAACAAGGATATCACAGCTGGGCGGTATCAAGAAGCAATATGCTCCGAACGACGACATGAATCTGTATGATATTGATACCGGTGTCTTCAAGCGTACTGCTAAAGAAAAGCAGTTCATGGAGTCATTGAAGAGCCTGTATGTTTCCATGGCTGCGCTGCGTGATATAAACGACCTACGTGTTAAACCAGTACCGTATCCAATGGTGGGGAGGATAGAATGAAAAGCGTGGTTACTATTTCCCGTAAGTGGCACCGCCCCGAGATAACCACCACGATCGATGTTGAAGGGATCGTTGTCACAATCCCGTTATTCGATTTCTGCGAGGCCCTGCAGACTGAGATCGGATCGGTGACCTGGGTGTTCAAGGACAAGACCTTTCGGGCCAGGTTTGATGACGCTGTGCAGCAGGTCCTGTCAGGTGTCAAAGAAGAAACTGCCAAGGTGGTGTGACATGCCTGTATCGTGTAAGCAGTGCGCAAAGTTCATCAAGGCCACCCGCAAGTGCTCGGTAACCGGACAGACCCGTGCCCCGTGGGATTGCTGCAGTAACCCGCACCAGAAATAGATTGACAACTATTCACTTTTGTGTTAACGAGGGTACCCATGCAAATACCTGTAAATGCTCAATCTACCGTAGAGTCCCTCGTTAATGGCGGCGCCCCCATTGACCCGGCTGAGCTGCCTCCCGAGGTTCAGGAATTACTCGAGGAGATCAAGCTGCAGAGGGCCATCAAGGTCGAGGCGCTGGGCAAGGAAGTCGCCAAGTTACGGGACATTGCTGTACGTGAGCGCAAGGCCTCCGGCATAGAAACTATATGGCGTGAGGACGAGGAATATTACCAGGGAGTCGACGACGCTAACCGTGCAACCCAGCGGTGGATGAAGAGCGCAGGCACTGAGGGCGGCATATCCAAGCAGCCCCAGGAGAACGCGAACCGGTCCACTGCTTTCTTCAATCTTACCCGGCAATTCTGTGATGCGGCCAGCGCCCGCATGGGCGACATACTGCTACCCGCTGGTGACTGGAACTTCAACATCAAGCCGACCCCCATGCAGGATGATCCTGCCACAGGCGTCGGTGACAATCAGCAGCAGAGCCCCGATCGTGAGGCAGCGCAGAAGGCAGCAGAGAAGATAGCCGACCGCGGCCAGCTCAAGATACGGGACTGGCTCACCGAGTGCTCCTACCATACGGAAGTGCGCAAGGTCATCGAGGATGCCTCCATTCTCGGTACCGGCATCCTCAAAGGCCCGGTAGCCACCAGGCGAGTGATCAAGTCAAAGGGTCCGGACGGCGCGCTTCGCCTGGACGTCAGCACCCAGCCTGGATCCAAGGCCATCAGCCCATGGGACTTCTTCCCTGACCCGCAGTGCGGCGACAATATCCACAACGGCAACCACACCTTTGAGCGTGACCGGCTCACTGCCAAGCAGCTCAAGGGCCTCAAGGCACTGCCTGGGTATCTGTCTGAGCAGATCGATAAGGTTCTCGACGAGGGACCGGCCAGGGCAAACTATCCTGATGGGCATCGCACCAACAGGGAAGGTGTCTCTGATCAGGAGCATTACGAGGTCTGGTACTTCACCGGGCAGGTCAATGTTGACACGCTCACTGCCATGAAGGTGGCAGTCGATCCTACCCCCGAGAAGACCGGAAGCGATCGCAACACAGTATCCGCAGTCATCACCCTGGTAAATGACACTCCAATAAAAGCCTTTATAAATCCACTGGATACAGGCGAGTTTCCATACGATCTCATGCCATGGCAGCGCATTCCTGACTGCCCGTGGGGCGTTGGTGTAGCACGTCAGGGCCGTACCCCGCAGACCATGTTCAATGCTGCCGGCCGCGCTCTGATGGACAACGCCGGCCTGGCATCTGGTCCGCAGCTGATCCTGCGACAGAATGCGATCCACCCGGCAGACGGTGAGTGGGCAGTGACACCGCGCAAGGTATGGGTTGCCTCTGAGCAGGCTGACATAAAAAGCGTAGCCGATGCCATCCTGGCCATCAATATTCCCATGATGCAGGTTGAGCTCATGGCCATAATGGAGCAGGCCCGCAAGATGATGGAAGAGAGCACCGGCATCTTCTTCATCATGCAGGGGCAGCAGGGCAGCGCGCCTGATACAGTCGGTGGTATGGAGCTGCTGCACCGTAATGCCTCAGCCATACTGCGCAGGCTATCCAGGGTATTCGATGAGCGTATCACCGAGCGGCACATCCGGCGTTACAACGAGTGGCTCCAGCTGCATGGCCCTGCGGACTGTCGCGGTGGTGACCTGCTGGTTGAGGCTATCGGAAGTACCGCGCTGGTTGAGCGGGAGATCCAGGCCATGCAGGCCGCACAGATGCTGCAGCTCGCTGCTAACCCGGCATTCGGGCTTGATCCTGAGAAGGCGGCCATCGAGGTGCTTAAGGCACAGCGCTTCATCCCTGAGAAGTGGACGATGGATGAAGAGAAGAAGAAGAAGCTCGCTGAGAATCCCCCGGTCATCCCTGCTATTGAGGTTGCCAAGATCAACGCCGAGGTCCAGAAAGAACGCCTCCAGGTCGAGGAGTGGAAGACCAAGGTCAACGCTACCACCAGCATGCACAAGGATGCGAACGACGTTGACCGCGATCGGATGTACAATGACTCCATGGCGCACCGGGATGCGAGCACGGCAGCTGCCCGTCGTGAAGAGCTCATGCTGAAAAAAGAAATAGCATTACTTGACTATGCCAATAAACGGAGTATAAGTCTTGATCAGATAAAGGCCGAGCTGGCGAAGACCAGCATGACGCTGCGTGAGCAGCGGGCCCTGGCGTCAATGAGCACACAGCCTGCCAAGCAGGTGGCCACTCCGGTGGCAGAGCCACCGCAGCATGCCGCTGACGGCCGGGCGTTCCAGGAGTAGCTATGCCAAAGGCAAGTGCTATAGCAAACAAGGTTGCCGAGAAGTTTTCTGAAACCAGGGCTGCTGCTTTTGCTGGCGGTAGAGTAGCAGCTAAGCTTAGCCCTGTAGGCGTCGGACTAACTGTGGCGGAGAAGATACTCGCTGCCAAAGAAGTCGGGGCTGCAGACGAGAAAGATATCAAAGCATGGGAAGAACGTAAGCGTAAAGAGAAAGAAGACGCCGATAAAGAAGAAGAGGCGGCTATGGAGAGCGCATACGACGACCGCAGAAAAAGCAGGATGGAGTAATCATGGACCTGTCCACAGTAGCCAAGAAGCTTGCCATGCACGAGTCACTCACCCCCGAGGACGTGCAGCTCATGCAGGAGGCGGTGCGTAAGTACGGTGTGCACAACGCTGCCAAGCTGCTTGACGCCCAGGCAGCTGGTATGGCTCCATCTACAGCAGCACAACAGGTCCCGATGATCCCACCGCAAACCCCGGCGCAGCAGGAAGAGACCGCGCTGGTACAGGCGTACGGTACGCCGGCAAGGATGAACCAATGATTGCTGATCTCATAGCACGAGTGTTCGCAGCACGTGACGCGGCCCACCTTAAGCACTGGGCTACCCGTGGTTACGCTGAGCACGTGGCACTAGGAGGGTTTTATGAAGGA